TATCATACAGAGCAAGGCGCGTTGAGAAAGTGGCTAAGAGGCCACGTTCGTTCAATTTGACGCGAATTGTCATAATGCATATTGAAGAAATCCTTCCTGATCTCATTCTTGGTTGGAAAATGATCAAGAGGAATGTCATAGTCTGGGAGGTCCGGAGAGTTTCCGAAGACAACAGAAATGCCAGCACGACTAGGAGAGTAGCCTTGCTGAAAGTAGTAATCGTATATTTCTTTACACGCGAGATAGACACGTTGATGGTTAGCACAGGAAGCATAAGCTGTTCCGATGGCTTGACCCATAGTGATCTCAGGTGTTGGAGAACGGGCCTTCGTGTGATATAGTTGAGCTAACAACTTGATTTCATCACGATGAGGGAAACCGTTATGGTTACGATAAGATAATACTTCTACACCGTTGAGTTCGTTTCGGATTTCAGACTTTGCAGTATGAAGATGAGCATTGAAGTACTTGAGTCCGAGTTCGGCGAGCTTATTGAGAAAAGCGTCGTGTTCGTTCGGTGGAATGAGAATCCCAAGACGGATGACTGAGTCATCGCCTTGTACTTTGATGATGCATCGTTTCGGGTCGAAACCGAGTGCGCTCAGGAGTGTGGAAAGCATGGTATAGTTATACAACGAATCAAGGAGTTGAGTGATGAATAAGCCGGATGGTAGTCCGCCAAATCGTCTGCGATACATGTCACCGTTCGGTAGAACGATTGGTGCCATGAAAAGATTTTCGAGTGTCCAGAGCCAAAGTCGGTCAAGACGTTGTTCGTGGGTTTGATCCCAGTCTGGGTACTCAGGGTAATCCTTGGTAGGTGCATAGCCGCGAGAAAAATCAAGGTATTCATAACGTACACGATATAATAGTGTGCGCATGAGAGTGAAATATGTGAATTTGTCGAATCGTGACCAGTCGATGGTGATGAAACTTGATCTTACGTGTGAAGCGAAGAGTACGGCGTTGAGGCGCATCCAGCCACCAGTAAATGTTTCGTATCCCCAGAGCATTGGAGTATGCCCAGGATTGGCTTTGATCCAGGCGAGGTATTCCCAGTAGAACTGAGTTTCGCCGATGACAGCAGGTTTCGGATAACCCCAGATGGTGCGCATCTTGTTAGGGTCATCTTTCTTGATGATTGCGGTTTTAGAGTGGAGCAACATTGGAAAAATGAATCGATTCTTGAGGTGCATGTGATCGACAGGGTAGTCGGCATGATCTGAAAAATTTGATTTGATGATGTGATGCATTTTCCGAGTTTCATTGAAGATGATCTCTTTCATGAATCCAAATTTGGCGGGGACGACAGTTTCGAGGAAATCTGGGCTATCTTGGTTGGTATAGCGTCGATTGAAGTCTTCGAGGTCGATGTTTCTCATGCCTTTGAGGGCGATGAAGTTGCCGAATGTTGGACGTTGATCTAAGTACCGCTTGTTTGTGGAGAATGGTGCTTCGGCGTTCACGTTCCATTTATAAGGATAGTGATGTTGAATGTCCAAAATGTGGACGGGCCGGGCTTTGAACGGAGGACGGAATGCGTCGATCGTACATTGGATTCCATAAGCGATGTGATGATCGTCTGGTATGACGTGGTCATCGATATCATTCTTGAAGAAGTCTTCGAGTATGGACTCGAGATTAGCTTCAGAACGTTTTAGATCTTGAGTGATCATTTCGATCTCTGTGCGGTACAGCGTTTTGCTGAATGCAACCAAACAGGTTTTCTGATGGTTTTGCAATCCGACAGGATTGATTTGAATTGTTGCGGGAGGAGTGGAGTAGTGACCAGCGTATTCGAGATTGGTCTCGGCTTTGAACCATGATGTGATTCGGTTAAACGTGTGGACGAGGTATTCCATTGAGTTGTTAAAAGGCGTTGATAGAGCAACAGAGTTTGCTTTGATTTCGGAGGCGAAAAAACTTGTATTGAGTTGTTA